AGTCTTTTGTCCAGATTATTTTATTAATTATGAAAGTAAAAAACTTTTCTAATATCCCTATCGAATTTCTTATTGGAAGTTGTATAACTTTATCTGAAGAGGATGAGGGTAGGGTCGTTAAAGAGGTGTGTATGGATCTTGATAGACATTCTATTATTCTTATTGATGATGAGGGTAATGGAATGTATTGGGAGTCCTTACAGCATGCAGAGATCCAGTTCCAGGGAGGTAGGTAAATGAAAGTGGAAGTAGAACTTATGGATGATGGCTTTTTCTTTAACAAAAACAATACACAATGTCCTTTGTTAAACGTCACTTACATCAAAGAAGATGGTAAAGCTTATGGTGCTTTATCTACTCTTGAGAATATTTTTAATCCGATTGCTGAATATGTGACGATACCAGAGGAGGTAAGGTTAGCTGTAATAGAAAAGTATGGCAGTAATCTTAAAAAGTACTATCAGGAGAATGTAACCAATGAGTAATTATCCGTATTCACTTGATGCTGTAGCTAGTCATCTAAGGGATCTATCAAAG